CTACCTCATCTGTCACTTACTATCGTGCGAGATAGTGCGACAGATTTCGACATCACAGACTCTTCACCAATACCTGAAATCCTGCTGCTTTCAGCTTCTTTACCACCTTTTTTGCAGCCTTCTTGGTATTGTATCTTCCAGCCTCAACTCTGTACGGTACCGGACCGGATACTTTTCTGATGGAAGCGGAAAATCCCTTCTCTTTCAGCTTGTCTGCCATCGCTTTTGCATTGTCTTTAATGCTATATACACCGGCCTGAATGTAATACTTTGCTTTTGGTTGCGCCGGCGCAATTGTAATCGTTTTTCCCAGAATACCCTCTGCAATCAGCTTTCCGTGAGCGTCCATGCCAAGCTTTTTCGCTTTGGCATAATCGTCCTGATTATCACAGAAGAACGACTCTACCAGAACCGCTTTACCCTTCGTCTTCCTCGTCCAGTACAGACCTGGTCTTTCCTGTGCTCCTCTGTTATGCCAGACAGTACCGAGCTTCGCGCTGATCCGCTGGGTTTCCGGAAGTCCATTTGCATTGTAGCAGTACGCTTCACAGCCATATGCCTCTCCATTAAAGGCATTCAGATGAAGCTGGACGGACAGATCATAGTTCTGTTTATGCTCTTCTTCAATGAAATACTTGATTTCATCATTCAGGGAATGTAGCTGACCTTCTGGAGCAATGCACAGGGTTGCCTCATGACCTGCTTCCCGGAGCCATTTACACACATAAGGTGCCAATTCTTTGTTGTACTTATATTCGTTCACGCCACCCTTGCTGGTGCCATCTGCAGATGAGATGATGCCACCGCCATAGTTCGCGTGACCTACACAGATAAAATATTTCATGTTGAAATTCTCCTTTCAAAAAGGAGGGCGATCACTCGCCCTCGTCAATATCTTCTCCATCTTTATTGATTGCCTTGTCTGCCACTTCCAGTCCCTTGATCAGAATCTTTGGGACGTCCACTCCCATCTCCACCAGATTCTCACAAATAGACCTAATCTCATTTACTAACAGGGATGCCAGGACAAAAAAGCCAAGTAATGTGGTGATTCCCAGATCAACACCAAGCGTCTTTCCGATTTCCACGAACACTGCAGATGCCCCAAAGGCTACCGCAATCATGATCCAGTAAGCCAGTTTTTTCAGGACTCCTTTCCATCCGGCTTTGGAATTTTCCTTGTGTGTCAGTCTGGCTTTCATCCAGCCTGTGATCCAGTCGGCAACATTAAATGCCAGGAACAATGCAAACAGGATCCAGTGCTCTCCAAAGATATAGCTCAATACAGCAACAGCTGCGCCAACAATGGCATTATACGTATCAATCACCTTCATAATTATGTGTTCTCCTTCTTATTATATTATTTTATGGTATAAAAATAAGACCGGTTACGGTCTCGCTCTAATCTCCATTTTATATTCCTCCATTTAGTTTTCTTTGAAATTTTGCATTTTCTCCATTTTATCCACTCTGAGATTAAGTTCTTGCATTGCTTTTACAACATACGCGAGCATCTGCAAGTTGTTAACAGATTTATAATATGGGTGTCCATCAATTTCTCCGCCACCATCGACAAGGTTGGGATCAAGCTGTTCGAGTTCGTCTGCTATAAAGCCAATCTTGTATTTCTTATGAGAATCTTTTCGCTCGAACGAATGAATTTTCATTGATTCTATTACTTTTGTGGCGTCTTCTACTTTGGTGTCTCTTACGTCACCTTTCAGTCGAATATCAGAAAGAGCTGTACTACATACTCTTCCGAGACTAAACCATTTCCACGATCCATCAAGTCTGGTTTGAATCCAAATTGATCCGGCGTACGAATCTCCGTGGTAAATAAAAGCTCTGTTTCCGGCTACTTTCTCGCCGAGATATATTCCTACCGCAGTATTCGAACCAGAACCGCCCACATTATACCCAACGTAAATGTTTCCAAAATTTCCGTCAACTGCCAGTGGGATTATTCCATTGTTAGCGTTATAAAAGCTGAAGAAATTTTCATCACCTGTACCTGTTGCAGCGCCAAATCTCCAATCTACTGATCCTCTATTGGACTGATACTCGTAGGTTGTATTTATTATGTTATTACTCTGAATATAACCGCCAATGGACATATTGCCAGTGGTGGTTATACCTTTCCCGTTATATGCCCGAATCCAATCGGAATCAGCCATATACCAGCCACCACCATAATCCTCGCTATACCATCCTGTATTACCACGCGATCTAAACCAATTAGATGCATATATGGTATCGGTATTTATATCTGCAGTCGCAGTTATTGTTTTTCCCTGTACTTTGCCAGGAGTGGTAATATCTCCACTGTATAAACTCAGACTACCATACATCGTGATTGTTTTATCGAAAAACTCGAACCCGGCACCACTTTGTATAGATGTTCCGGTTCCCATTTTTCCAAGTTTTATGGATGTTCCGTCAAAGTATAATATTTTCTGGCTGCTATTACCATTGTAAATAGAATAGGATTCATTTGCTGTCATTGTGTTTGCCACAATATCAGATCCGGATATTTTTCCACCTTTCAGCGTAGCTCCTGTAATTGAACCGGATGCTGTAATGTCCTGCGCAAAGATTTCATCTATATCCATCCTGCCGCCGGATATAATTGTTTTTTTACCATCTTTGTTCTTAATCACAAGACTTTCGGTAATCAATTCCGTAACGCGATCAGTCAGAATAAAATTTGTACTGGATTCACCTGACTCAACAAGCCAGGTGAATTTTTCCGCGGTTTGACTGGCTGTGGTTTTTATATTGTTCACCTTTTCATTATTGGTGCCCATATAGGATTCAACTGTACTTTGGAACTGCCCGGCAGTTTGAATGTATTCAGATGTATTTGTCTTGAATTTTTTATACTCTTCCTGAGCCTTATCATAATCTGTTTTAAACTCTGAAAACTTAGAGCTTACACCGCTGGCCGTCTGCTCTACTTCTCCCAGTTTGGAATACATCGTAACGCGACCAGACTGCAGTTCTGTAATTTCGTCCTCGGATATTATAGCGGATATCTTTCCCTGCACTATGGAGAAATTTGTTTCATTTGCCTGAAACCTTTTTAGGATGGCATTCTTGGCAAATATGGATACTTCTTTTTCAAAGCGCACACTGCCTCCCTCCTTTTCTTTTTTTGGAAAAATTCATAATAAAAGACACCGCTTGGATGCCCTTTAGCATGAATTCTTCTTTTTATCCTACAAAATGGCAAGAGCATTTTCAATGATGTAAAACAACCAGGTACTTATTCATTTCCGATAAAGCAAAACTCATGCATGCTAGTTGTATTGCAAACGTCTACTACCAATAATACTCCTGTATACGTCGTATCGAGATATTATGCAGACATTTGTATTCAATTACTTACAGGAGGAAGAGAAGATACAAAAGCAAGTGTTAAAAATGAACAACTGGTTATTACTCTTGGATATTCTTCTTGTGTTATCATATATTCGTTTTGACTTTTAAACTTTTGTAATTTTATTGTTGTTTATATTCCATCGTTCTGTGTTATTGTTAAAACCAAATAATATTATGACACCGAACGCTCCGTTTTCGTAACGATGGCCAAGCATGAGATACTGTATATTTGCAACGAAAGTTCCATAAAATACTCCATCTTTTGGAATAGTACTGTTAAGTGCATCCCTTATACAAGCATCAAGACCTCCTAGTTCGTTTACTTTAGAATCTTTGTAATAAATGTGTAGCACTGAAAATCTTTTACCAGAAATTTTATTGCCATTTAGCCTAAAGGTCTCTTCTCCCCTTTGATTTTCTCTCCTTATTCGCAAGCCCGCACTTTCCCAGGCCACCTTTTCAGCTGACCGATCAGCTTGCTTATTTCCGCCTGTTTTTTATGCTAATAAACGCATAAATGACGCTTTTACAGTTTCTTGTTTCACTACCACATACAACATTGTAGTATCCGGTTTGACGTGACCAGCATAAGCTTGTATTTCTTGCA